GATAATTAGAGAAAATTTCATAAAGTTACTTGATAGGCGGCTGCGTGAAGTAGCTGAAAACGAGTGGAAAGAACTACCAACTATGATCCCTCAGATATTCCGTTCCATACCGTCTGACGGGGCATGGGAGGAGTTTTTTAGTGTAGGTGCAGTTGGTAACTTTCCCGCATTCAGTGGGAAACTCCAGTATGGGGCTATTTCTCCCGGTTACTTGAATAGGATTGAGCCGAAAGAATACGCGCAAGGTCTTACCTTTGAACGTAAATTCCTTGACGACAAAAAATACAACGTCATGTCTGACGCGGCGGCCTCTCTTGGCGAAGCGGCGCAGAGGACAAGGGAAACATTCGGTGCGGAAATGTTCGCCAATGCGTTCAGTTCTGCATTAACCTTCCAGTATTCAGAGGAGGGGGTTGCTCTTTGTTCTGACAGTCATACCACAAAGTCCGGTGTTTCTACCACTACCGGGTTCGATAATGCCGGCACGGATGCTTTGAGCGCCACTTCTCTTGCGGCTGCCCGTCTTGCAATGCGCCGGTTCAAAGGCGACATTGGCCAGAGAATCGTTATCGAACCGGATACACTGATTGTCCCGGATAATCTCTACGATACCGCTTTGGAGATCGTCGGCACTGACAAGGGGCTTTATTCGGCGGAAGGCACGGTCAACGTCCAGAAAGGGCGATTCAAGGTTATTCCTTATCTTCGTCTTGACGATTACGACACCAACAACTGGTTCCTCGTGGATAGCAAGATGATGAAGAAAGACCTGCTTTGGATTGATCGTACTCCCTTTGAGCCTAAAACCACAATCGATTTTGATACCTTTTCCGTGAAGTTCAGTGGTTATTTCCGCAGTGGTTGCGGATTCAAGGGGTGGAGATGGATTTATGGAAGTAATGTAAGTTAGTAAAATAGTTACATAACGCTACTTAACAAGTAAGGGCGGGTTGAGAGTTAAAACCTCTTAGTTCGCCCTTTTTATTGCCTCTGAGAGAAGGTCTTGCAATGCCGGAGAAAACCTGATCGTCAGGGTGAATATCAAGGAGGATTACAGATGCAAAAAGGTCTTATAAAAACAAGGGGTATACCGATTATGCCAACCATCCCTGGGTTACCGTTTACACAGGGTGACATCTGGCACGTTAAACCATCATCTGGGAGTGATAGTAATTACGGCGACCATCCGTCATCCGCTTTTAAATCACTGTCTTATGCACAGACTAAGGCAACGGCAAACCAGAACGATATTGTGTTGATTTATGGGGAATCCAACACAGCGGCAAGCACGTTTGATTTTCTAACGAGTGCCCTTACTTGGAGTAAAGACGCAACTCATATTATGGGGGTTGGTGCAAACCCGTTTATCGGCAAAAGGGCGGGTATAAGAAACTCTACATCGGTTGTTACCATTGAAGATTTATTCACCGTTTCCGCTAATAACTGTTTGATCAAAAACATAGCGGTGTTTCATGGGGACGTAACCAGTACGGCTACTGCTCCAAGGGCTATGGTTATATCGGGGGATAGGAATAGGATCGAGGATTGTCAGATTTCTGGTGCCGGAGACACTGGCGGTTCAATGGACGTTGCTGGTGCGCGGTCACTTGCTATGACGGGAGCCGAAAACCATATTGTTCATTCATACATCGGGTTGAATACCGTTATTCGTGGAACGATGACCACGGAAGTCTATCTCACTACGGGGGCAAGAAACGTATTTGAAGACTCTATGATTGATAGCTACACGTCTCTTAGTACATTCAAGGCTTTAACTGTTGGTGCTTCTGACAGATTTGTTCTGATTAAAAACTGCATCCTTAACACCGTAACAGGCATTACAAGCGCGGTTGCACCCACGGGAGCCATTGATTCAGGCTCAGTAAACGGTAAAGTTTTGGTTTTAGGTGGCATGGTGTCTGGTTATGCCGATGTTACTACGGCAGATGACAGCAAGACGTTGATGCTTACCTACTCCGGTCTGGCTGCAAATGTTGTTGACCAGGGCGTTGCAAAGGCTACCGACGTAGCTTAACGGTTAGAAGTGATGGGCGGCACTATATCCGCCTTTATTTAATATAAAGGAGAATTTATGGAACAAGTTCAGGCTGCTCCTATAGCAGATTTAGGACGTAAGTATCAGATTTTCGGTTCTTTGGATTTAGACGACAAGGGGAAAGTCCGGTCAACTTATCCGAGTTGGTATTTCGGACACATGACGGAAAATCTCAAGCAAGATGTGCAACACATGGAATACCAAATTGACAATGACCTTCTGCCCCGTTCCGAAGTTGCGATTACGAAAGACCGGTTGGCGACTAAAAAGAAACAGTTAAGAGAGTTAGAAGGTGCCGCACCCAATATTATTGGTAAGGATAGGGACAGGGTTGCGAAGATACGTGATGATTTAGGCACCGTCATATCTGAGTCCATGTTCAGTCGTGACCAGATGCGTAAAGGGTTGGCCGATGCCGCTACGGAAATGAAACGTAAAACAGAACCCTGCATAAAATTACCTGCTGAAGTTCGCCAGTTTGCCGAAGCCTGCAATGTGAAATTGACAAAGGGGATGGCTACCAGGGACGGCGCGGCAAAGGCGTGGAAGATTGCCTCGCGGTTGTTAGGGGAAGGTTCAAATATAGAGGTCTTACGTAGAGACTAAAGGGGGTTCCTGAATGGACGGAAAGACCCTAACGGAAGGATTGGCGCAACTACTTTTAGAAGATAGTTCGACTTCTTCCTTTTTGGATTCCAAGACTTCCTATGACGCGATCTATAATGCCGCGGTGGAGTTTTGCAGACGGACGCAGATTTACAAATCGTCTCAAACTATCACAACCGTAGCAGACCAGGCGGCCTATGACCTGAACCCTGATTTCTTGAGTTTGTATCTCAAGAATGACCGTAACGAGTTTGCCTTAAAGCTGTATGACGGTTCTGCTTATAACTGGATCAAGTTTAGGGATTACGACGGCATTTACCTTGCCAATGAAACCGAGTCAGTTGCGCTTCCTTACAATTTCGCCATTCGGACAAAGGAAACACTTTACACGACACTGACAGGCACGGCTACTTCTGCCGGTGCTTTGAGTAATGGAGAGGCGACTTTAACGGATTCTGCCGCGCCCTTCACCGATGTCAAGGTTGGCGATTTTGTCCACAACACCACAGATGGGGCGCACGGCATTGTCATATCAGTCACTTCTACTTCCGCATTGGTAACGGCTATGTTCGGCGGTACTGAAAATGATTGGGATTCTTCCGATGCCTACATCGTCATGTCTCAGGGCAGAAAACAATTATATCTCGATCCCCCGCCTTCTACCGCCGGATATAGCGTCTATATCCCTTATGTTCAAAAACCGGAACCCGTCTATTCCCTGTATCGCGCATACCGTTTAGACCGTCAATATCAGATGGCGATCATCATGTATGCCGCATGGCTTTACAAGATGAGGGATGGGAAGGCCGATTACGCCAATAGGTATTATCAGTATTTCGATTCTGAATGTCGGAAGGCGGCAAAGACGGAGAACCTTAATCAAGGCCGTCCTAATCTTCGCGTGAATATGATGAAACGTAGTTTAGGCTCGAGGAGTTACGTTTAATGGCGGATACTAAAACTTATCATAAGACTATACCGTTTTCGGGGTAAGTTCACAACGAATGATCCGGCTACTATAGGCGAGAACTTCCAGACCTTGACGAATCTCCGTTATACCGACACGCACGTTAAGGGCGTTCAGGGTATGACAAAGATAAACACGGCTGCCTTGACGACCTATCTCAAGACCAGGAACGCTTTTCATTTCAAGAAGTCGCAACCGGCTGAAAGTCACGTTTTGATTCAGGCGTACAATACCGGGCTGACCGCCTCTCAGATATTGCAGAACACAACGGCGATCCCCTCGGCGGGTGCGTTTTCCGGTACGGCATTATGGACAGATTCGGCAGGCGCCGGGACGGGTTACTTTTCCGAAGCTCCCGATGGACAAGTTGTTTATTGCAATGGCGTGGACACTTGCTTGTGGGGTGGTTCTGAGAGGAATTGCGCGGCCTTTATCACTTCAACCGCAGCAATAGCCGATGGTGGAGTGGCAACAAATCCTAAAGATTACACCGATATTATAAATAACACAAAAACTGATAGTCTGAACACCGTTCTGATAGGGAGTAGCGCGTCATCATACCCTGCCGCACAATCGGACACCTATGTCAAAGCGACAACAAAACTCAGCACAAGTTACTGGCCTTATTTTGCGACAGACCCGACAAAATTACTTACCGGGTCAGATGTGGCGAATACATGGGCATCAGTTAATGGGACTGTTACAAATCAGCGGTTTCATATCGATCTTGGCGCTGCCACGGTTATCAAAAGAATTTATTATGAGAATTTCCGCACAGCCGCCGGGAATACGACATTAGGCGTTAAGACATTTGTGTTTCAAGGCTCTAATACGGGGGCTGGTACATTCGATGATTTGGTATATGCCAATGATGGGGGTTGGACAACCCTTGTTTGCTCACAAAACACATTCGATCAACACGCGGCTGGTGATGTAGTAGACCCGAAATATATCACGGTAACTAACACAACCGCTTATCGTTACTATGCCTTTAAATTTGCCGATAACTGGGGTGACGCGACCAATATGGGCGTTAGGAGGATTGAACTTAAAACCAGCGAGTCCAACGATTCAACTTTCTGCCTTGGTTCTCCTCGCCCGTTACAGGGCGGAAAAATATATGTCCAAACGGCTAATTTAACAGCAAGTACTCTCACTGGCAAAGAGTGGGATGGAACGGCATGGACGTCGTTAACGATAACCGACAACACGGATACTGGGGCTTCCCTCGCTGTTACTGGAACGGTAACATTCGCATCTACTGTGGCAACATCAAAACCTCAGTATCTTGAGGGTAATTTTCTATATTGGTATCAATTCACTTTATCAGCAGGTGAGGCAAGAATTTATCGGGTAACGCTCAATGCACCATTTCAGCCGATTGTTGACTTATGGGATGGTGTTTATAGAGAGGTTGCGGCATTCTATAAATACACCACGGTCTATCTTGATAATTCCATAAATGTTCTTGCCGATGATTATAACGTAGATACGCCATCTACTTATTGCGATTTAAGCAGCATGGCTGCGTTCTCTACTCCAAATAACTGCATGGAGATAGGGTTTGCAGAGAAGCAATCCGCTTTACGGTTCATGTTCGCACCGGATTATGTGAACACTACCGCCGCCACTACCGCCACAATAGATTACTGGACGGGTGAAACTTATACTTCTGTTGGCACGATTACGGATGGGACAAGCGAGGGCGCCATATCCTTTTCAAAAAATGGTGTTATCTCTTGGAATAATAACTCGCTCGTAAATGAAACTAAAAAAAGTGTTTCCAATAGTCTACCCCTTTATTTCTACCGTGTCCGGTTCGACAAGGCGATGGATGCTTCGGTTCGCCTTAACTATGTGGGTGGTGTAACGGCTCAAAAGACCATGAGTTTCTACAAATTCCCCGTATTCGCGCAAGGTAGAGTTCTGCTTTGCGCCGATATGAGTAAGGAGAAGAACAAGGCCACTGTATCCGCAAAGTATATGCCGCACGTCTATAACGGCGAGGATTCGGTTGATGTTTATTTCGGTGAAGAAGGGGAACTCACATGTGGAACGGAACTATTCAGCCAATTCGGGTCAAGTATGTATTCCCTTGTCCTGATGTTCAAGGACACCGAAACATGGATTATGGCGGGGACGGACATTAACCAGTGGGCGGATAATACCTTTTTGTTATCTTCTTCTATCGGTTGCCCGGCTCCACTTACACTTAAAACAATCAACTTATCGGTTGAACCAGGTGCAGGTATAAACCGGAACCTCGCTATCTGGCAGGGAACAAACGGCGTTTATATGTCAGATGGGCGCGCGCCCATCCCCATCCATGGCGATATTGACGCTTACTTTAACCCCACGGATACACGGTGCATCAAGGCATCTAAAATAGGCGATTCTGTGGGCTTCATAGACCCCATAAACAACGAATATCATCTCTTGATAGCTTCGGGTACGGCGGCGACAACGCTTAATACTGAGTTGGTTTATGACATACACCGGAATAAGTGGTTCGAGATAGACCGCACCGTTGACCTACAATGTGGGGTTCTGGTTCGTGATACTGACGGGAACTCTTATAATTACGGATTCCTTGATACCGGCTACATGGAACGCCTAAGTTATGGGACGGACTTTGACGGTAATGATATTGTTCACACCGTTCAGACGGGCGATTTTTCACTTGCAGACCTTGCCTACGAAACACAGTTACGGAAGGTTAAGTTAATCACAAAGGCTAAAACTACCACGTCAAACAGCGTGTCATGCACTCACTATGCCGATAGTTGCACAACGGGCGCGACGGCCAAAACAATGTCACCGGCAAGAAGTGGATATAGACTTGCTATCCCGGAGTTTTCGCATCGGTTAAACGCTTATCCATTCCATTCGTTAAAGTACACGATGACCACCAATAACGAAACAATCGGGTTTGAACCGTTGGCTTCGGTATTAACTTTCAATGTCATAAGGGAGGATTAAAACTATGGCAGTATCATTTTCGCAACGTAAGGCATTGGGAAGGCGTTATGCCATAGACCCGGCTTATATGCTGGCATCGGAAGAACTCGCGCAGAAATACGCGCTACAGCCGAAATATGATGCGCTGGCGTTAGATAAAGAACGGCTTGAGGAATCGAAGCGGCAAGCCAACTTAGCAGACCAGAGGACGCAGGAACAGATAGCGGCACAGTCAAAGGCGGGGATGGTGGGGACTGCTGGTAATCTTGTCACGGGGGTTCCAATGACTTACTATGCGGGGAAGGCGGCGGGATTGTGGGGAACTGGCGCAGGAACGGCTTCTTCCGTGACTCCTGCGGCATATTCAGGAGTTTCTTCAGGCGCTGCTGGGGCAGGTGCTGGATTTTCGGCCAATCCTGCTTTAACGGAATATTCGGCAAGTTTAGGAACGACGAATACGGTCACGCCAGCGTTGA